GTCCGTAAAGACGGAAGTGGCAAGGTAGTGAACATCACTCGAGTTCCACTGGCCTACGGACCGCGGCAGAAGTTCCTGGCCAGACTTGATGAACAGCCAAATCTAGATGCCGGTAAGGTGGCAATCAAGCTCCCGCGTATGTCATTTGAGATCACCTCACTGGTATACGATGCTTCTATAAAGACGAATCGAAATAATTTGATCGAGGTCGTCTCGTCGGACCCAAACCAGAAGAGCGTGGTTCGCAACTACTCCCCGTACCGCATGGGTCTTCAGCTGTCGATCATGGCAAAAAACCAGGATGATGCGCTACAATGTCTGGAACAGATCCTTCCGCATTTTCAGCCTGAGTACACCGTTACGATCAAGGACCTGGATTCACTTAACGTGAAGACCGATATGCCATTCGTGCTGTCCGGAGTTCAGATGAACGAGGACTATGAGGGTGACTTCGTGCAGCGTCGTGCCATCATCTATACGCTGGATTTCGAGACTCGACTTCGTTTCTACGGGCCGGTGTCTAAGCGCGCTATCATCAAGACCGCTGACATTGATCTGGCGGCTACCGGAGCAGGCCGCGACAAGATCACCGTTGAAGTCAATCCGCTGACGGCGGATGAGAATGATCAGTATACAGTGACGACTTCGATTGACTTCATGGAGCAGACCGATTCCTACACGCTGACGGTCAATTCAGGTACCGGCAATTTCTCCAATGGAGAAACGATCACCGACAGCATGACTGGAACGACTGCGATCGTTCAGTCATTCTCCGGAAACGTTCTTCAGGTAAACTCGGCGACTGGAATCTTCCGTGGAGGTGACACGATCGTCGGTGGTACGTCCGGAACCTCGAGGTCTATCACGAACGTGGTAGAGATCAATATACCGTTTCTCCTTTAACTAGGACTTCTATTTCGTCATGAACAAATCAGAAGACCTCATCAAGCAGCTGGAGAAGAACATGCCAGCGCCGCCACCTCCTCCAAAGAAGGATGAGGTTCAGGACGACTACGAGTTCTCGAGAGAGACATATCGCAGCCTAGTTAACAAATCGAATGAGGCTATCGAGCAGATGCTGAGTCTGGCGATGCAGTCCGAGCATCCTCGGGCCTTTGAGGTCCTGAGCAACATGCTGAAGAACACCTCGGATATGACCGACAAGCTGATGGCGCTTCAGAAAGCCAAGAAGGACATGGCGAAGAAGGAAGAGACCGATGCAAAACCTGCTCTAACACAGAATAATCTTTTCCTAGGATCTACGACTGATCTGCAGAAGCACTTAATTCAAAAACTGAAGGAGCAGAATGTCACAGACGCCGAACAGCCAGATGTTCGTCAAGAACGCTGATCTTGGGTACTTAGGTAACCCGCAGGTCAAGCGCGATGGCGTTCAGCAAAAATTCTCCGAGATAGAGGTCTCGGAGTACATGAAGTGCATGAAGGATCCGGTGTACTTCGCCAAGACGTACGTCAAGGTGATCTCGCTCGATCGTGGCCTGGTTTCGTTCGAACCGTATCCGTATCAAGAAAGGATGTTCAAGCACTTCAATGAGAATCGATTCTCGATAGTTCTTGCATGCCGCCAATCTGGTAAGTCGATCAGCTCGGTCATCTACCTACTCTGGTTCGCTCTGTTCTCCCCCGACAAAACGATCGCCATCTTGGCTAACAAAGCGGCCACGGCTCGCGAGATGCTGGCTCGCGTTACCCTGGCTCTGGAAAATCTCCCGTTCTTTCTTCAACCTGGATGCCGAGCACTGAACAAAGGATCTATCGAGTTCTCGAACAACTCAAGAATCATCGCTTCCGCCACATCCGGATCGTCCATCCGCGGTATGTCCGTCAACTTGTTGTTCATGGACGAGTTCGCCTTCGTCGAGAATGCCACAACCTTCTATACCTCTACCTATCCAGTCGTTTCGTCCGGTAAGACATCCCGTGTCATCATCACTTCTACTGCTAATGGAGTCGGCAATCAGTTTCATAGAATCTGGGAAGGCGCTGTTCAGAGCATCAACGAGTTCAAGCCGTTCCGAGTTGACTGGTGGGATGTTCCCGGCCGAGACGAGAACTGGAAAAAACAGACCGTCTCGAATACCTCGGAGATGCAGTTCGAACAAGAATTCGGCAACTCTTTCCACGGTACAGGTAACACACTGATTAATGCGGAGACGCTGTTAGGCCTGAAGGCCGAATCGCCGATTTACACCCAGAATAACGTAAAGGTCTACGAGAAACCCGTCTCAGATCATAATTACATCATGTGTGTGGATGTGGCTAAGGGGAGAAATCAGGACTATTCTACATTCTCGGTGATTGATGTGACTGCCAAGCCATTCAAGCAGGTGGCCACATTTCGAGATTCTTCGGTTTCTCCGTTGATTTTTCCTGATACGATCTACAAGTACGCGAAGACCTACAATGATGCCTATATCATCGTGGAGAATAACGATCAGGGGTCTGTGGTCTGCAATGCTCTGTATTACGACCTAGAATACGAGAACATGTTCGTTGAGTCGACTGTGGCCAACGGTTCGATTGGGTTAACGACTACAAAGAAGTCAAAGCGTATCGGATGTTCTAATCTAAAGGATTTGATCGAAGGAAAGAAACTTTCGATAACCGATGCCGACACTATTGCAGAGCTCAGTACCTTCGAGGCCGTAGGGCAATCCTATGAGGCCTCTGAAGGCAACCATGACGACACGGTAATGGCCCTAGTGGTATTCAGTTGGTTCGCTGCAACCGATCTGTTCATCCAGATGTCTAGCATGGATGTCCGAGACCTCCTTTACGCAGATCGTCTCAAACTAATCGAAGAAGATGTTACTCCCGTGGGGGTGATGGGCAATCTAGAGCCTGAGAATAAGAAAGATGGCAGAGAGGTCGATAAAGATGGTAATGTCTGGTATGAAGCAGCCACACCGGTATACTGAAGAAGTGCTCAGTAATAAATAGAGCATTGACTAAACCGTATTATGCTTCACATCAAACCTCAACTTTGAGAATCAAATCCAATGGCATTCCAAGTATCACCCGGAGTTCAGGTCAACGAGATTGATCTGACCAACGTCGTTCCGGCGGTATCTACCTCTATCGGTGGATTCGCTGGAGCTTTCAATTGGGGTCCTGCCGAGGAAATCCGTACCGTTTCGAGCGAGAAAGAGCTCGTCAACGTGTTCGGTACCCCGAACGACACCACAGCAAAATCATTTTTCACCGCTGCTTCATTCCTGAAGTATGCAACGGCGCTTAAGGTCGTTCGTGTTGTTCCTGATGGAACAGGCGGGTCGACTACTGCTAAGAACGCCACATCGGGTTCTGGTGGTAATTCCGGATACCTGATCAAGAACCGCGAAACATACGACAACGTTGCTTCCGGTGGTTCATTGAATGTCGGCGTCTGGGGAGCTCGTTGCCCTGGAGTCCTTGGAAATTCACTAAAGGTTGAGGTTTGTTCGAGCTCCGCTGCCTTCACTGGTTGGTCAAAGGCCGGAGAGTTTGACAAGGCTCCTGGTACCAGCGATTACGCTGCAAAGTACGGCTCTTCAGCCGACGAACTGCATATCGTCGTTATCGACGAAGATGGTCTCATCACTGGAACTCAGGGAACAGTCCTCGAGAAGTTCGCCTTCGTCTCACAGGCTTCCGACGCGGTCAAGGCTGACGGAACCTCGAACTACTACAAGAACGTCATCAACAACTCCTCGAGCTACATCTATTGGCTCGATCACTTTGATGCACCAGACGGTGAAGGATCAACTCTATCGAACTCTGGAGAAGCCGCAACAACGGCGATCGCGTTCGACACCGAAACCACAGTCAAGGCCTTCAGCCTCTCTGGCGGAACCGACGGTTCTACAGTCGTGGCCGCTCAGATCGAGACTGGCTTAGATCTCTTCGCCGATGCTGAGACGGTTGACGTCAACCTGCTCTTCTCGGTCAACGATGCTAACGGCGCAAACACGATCGCTGCAAAACTGATCAGTCTGGCCAATGCCCGTAAGGATGTTGTGGCTTTCGTCTCGCCTCCAACTGAGGCTAGCGTAACTCCAGCCACTACGGCAGTATCCGAAGTCAAGACATGGGCAGATGGACTCACGTCGACGTCATATGCCGTGATCGATAGCACTGCTCTGAAGATCTACGACAAGTACAACGACGTCTATCGCTGGATTCCAGCTTCTGGACACGTTGCCGGTCTCTGCGCCTACACCGACGATGTTGCTGATGCTTGGTTCTCACCAGCCGGTCTCAATCGCGGTCAGCTCCTCGGAGTCACGAAGATCGCCTTCAATCCAAAGCAAGCCGATCGTGACACCCTGTACAAGGCCCGCATCAATCCAATCGTGTCCTTCCCAGGTCAAGGTACTGTCCTCTACGGTGACAAGACCGCCCTGGCTAAGCCATCGGCCTTCGATCGCATCAATGTTCGCCGCCTCTTCATCACTCTGGAGAAGGCAATCTCAACCGCCGCTAAGTTCCAGCTGTTCGAGCTGAACGACGAGTTCACCCGCGCGATGTTCCGCAATATGGTCGAACCATTCCTGCGTGACGTTCAGGGTCGCCGTGGTATCACCGACTTCAAGGTGGTCTGCGATGAGACGAACAACACCGGCGACGTAATTGATCGCAACGAGTTCCGTGCTGATATCTACATCAAGCCAGCACGCTCAATCAACTTCATCACTCTGAATTTCATCGCCACTCGCACTGGCGTCGATTTCTCCGAGCTGGTTGGAAAATAATAACCACTAACCAAAGGAGAACCCAATCATGGCTAACCTAGGTATTAATGACTTCAAGGCAAAGCTGGTCGGTGGCGGAGCACGCAACAACCTGTTCAAGGTCACCGCAAACTTTCCGGGCTACGCTGCCGGAAACGTTGAGCTTGCTTCCTTCCTCATCAAGGCCGCTCAGCTGCCTTCCTCACTGATCGCTCCGATCACCATCCCGTTCCGCGGCCGCCAGCTTCAAATTGCCGGCGATCGTTCATTCGAAGCATGGGGTGTGACGGTCATCAACGACACCGACTTCCAGCTCCGTAATGCTTTCGAGCGCTGGATGAATGGCATCAATGCACACGCTGCAAATACTGGAGAAACTAATCCTTCTCAGTACATGGCCGATCTTGCTGTTGAGCAGCTGGATCGCCAGGGAGCAGTACTCAAGCGCTATGATTTCCGTGGCTGCTGGCCATCGAATATCTCGGCAATTGACGTGAGCTATGACGCCGAGAACACCATCGAGGAGTTCGGCGTCGAGTTCCAGATCACCTACTGGGAATCAAATACCACGAACTAAGGTTCGTTTTTCTTCAATAAATATGGCGTGGGAGTGGATCTTGGGATTCCTCCCACGCCTTTCTCTTAGAAACTGAACAATATATCATATGCCTCTCCAATTCTTCGGATTCACGTTAGACAGAGTTCAACCAGGCCAAGATCGTGATCTGATTCGCAAGAAGAATCAAGAAGAAGAACCAGCATCATTCGTTCCGCCGACATCTGATGACGGCTCGACGGCGATCGCGGCAGGCGGGTACTACGGGCAGTACCTGGACCTAGAGGGAGATGCAGCAAAGACGGATGTCGACCTAATCCGCAAGTATCGCATTGCTGCAGAGCAGCCGGAGTGCGACATGGCGGTCGAGGACATTGTCAACGAATCCATCGTTCATGATGAGCATGAACGCCCAGTCGAGATTAACCTCGATGACCTAGAGCAACCGAATTCCATCAAGAAGGAGATTGCTGCAGAATTTGATCGTGTTTGCCAATTACTCAATTTCAACCTGAACGGCCAGGATATCTTTCGTCGCTGGTACGTCGACGGCAGATTATACTTCCACATCATCATTAGTGAGGAGAATCGCGAAGAGGGAATCCTTGAACTCCGTGCTGTAGACGCTCTGCGTATTCGTAAGGTTCGTGAGATCAAGGAAGAGACCGATTCAGTTACCGGTGCGAAGATCATCAAGACACTGGACGAGTACTACCTCTATCAGGATGGTGGTCTGCAGAAGTCCGACGTTGGTCTGAAGATCAACAAGGATGCTGTCTGCTACGTTCCATCTGGAATCCTTGACGCTTCTCGCAAGCGCGTTCTCTCTCCTCTGCATAAGGCTCTGAAGCCGGTCAACCAGCTACGCATGATGGAAGATGCGCTGGTGATCTATCGTCTCTCCCGTGCTCCTGAACGTCGTATCTTCTACATCGACGTCGGCAACCTGCCAAAGGGCAAGGCCGAGGAGTACATGCGTCACATCATGAACCAGTACCGCAACAAGCTGGTCTATGATGCCGTCACCGGAGAGATCCGTGACGATCGCAAGCACATGAGCATGCTAGAAGACTTCTGGCTGCCACGCCGTGAGGGCGGGCGCGGAACTGAGATCAGTACTCTGCCAGGTGGAGAAAATCTGAGCCAAATCGATGATATCGTCTTCTTCCAGAAGAAGCTTTATCGTTCTCTGAATGTTCCTATCTCTCGTCTGGAGCCAGAGACCGGCTTTAACCTTGGCAAGTCATCGGAGATCACGCGGGACGAGGTCAAGTTTCAGAAGTTCGTCAACAAGCTCCGCAAGAAATTTGCGGCACTATTTTACGAGCTCCTGCGCACACAGCTGATCCTAAAGGGCGTGATTACTGAGGAAGATTGGGACGAGTTTAAGGAAAACATTCGATTCGACTTCCGCAAGGACAACTTCTTCAGCGAGATGAAGGACTCTGAGATCTTAGCCGGCCGGATCGAGATGCTCAACTCGATTACCCCTTACATCGGCACCTATTTCTCTCAAAATTGGGTCAGACGCCACGTCTTGCACATGACTGATGAGGACATCGAGGAGATGCAAGAGGAGATCGAGCTCGATGCAGAGATGGCCGCAGAACAGGCTCTGCAAAATCCTCAGTTAGATGCCGGAGGGGGTGTGGAGGACATTTCAGCGAATGACGAGTTCGATCGATCTGCCTAATCCTGAGCAACGTAAATCTATAAATAGTACTTATAATTTCAATGAATAACCTAATCTCCATGATCGACTCGCTGCGTACCGGAAAGACTGGTGCAGCTGAATCTGCTTTCAAGGCAGCCATGGCTGAGAAGATGAATTCGGCTCTTGATGCACAGAAGGTCGTCGTCGCCTCACAGATCTATAATCAGACAACACAAGCTGAAAAATGAAGCTCATTGCCGAACACATCGATTCGCAGATCTCCTTGTTATCTGAGGCTACTCAAGGCGGACAGAGCAAGTCGTATCTGCACGGTATCTTCATGCAGGCCGAGAAGCCAAACCGCAACAAGCGTCGTTATCCACGCACGGTTCTGGCACCAGCTGTAGACAAGTACATCAAGGAACAGGTGAACACCGGCCGCGCGGTCGGAGAGTTGAATCACCCGGACGGTCCGACCGTAAATCTGGACAAAGTTTCGCATCGTATTACCGAACTCAAGTGGGACGGGAACAACGTTGTCGGAAAGGCACTGATACTGGACACGCCAATGGGTAAGATCGTGAAAGGCCTTATGGAAGGCGGCGTTCAGCTAGGTGTCTCAACTCGTGGTATGGGAAGTCTGAAGCAATCGAAGGACGGAATCATGGAGGTAGCAGAAGATTTTATTCTCGCCACCGTGGACATCGTTCAAGATCCCTCAGCCCCTGAGGCCTTTGTAAACGGCATCATGGAAGGCGTAGAGTGGGTTTGGGACAATGGAATCCTGAAGGCTCAGCAAATTGAAAAGTACGAGACTGAAATTAAGAACGCATCTTCGAAGCGCCTCACTGAGGCTCAGCTGAAGGTTTGGAATGATTTCCTCTCAAAACTATAACCAGCTACATTATAGTAGTCATCTAACATACATGTCAAAGAACAAGACAAAGCGTTCACTCGATCTCATCGAGGACATTACTGTTGAGGAACTACGTAAGGATGGACTCGTTGAAGAGGTTGCAGTTTCTGACGGGACACCATCCAAGAAAGATGAGAAGGATGCTGCTACGGATGCCGTACAGGCAAACGCAGCGACGAAGGCAAGCATCGATGCCTCGGCTTCAAAAGACGCCGACAAGGAAGCTCACGTCGGTTCCGGTCCCGGAACTGTCGAGACTCCTGATGAGGTCAACAAGGCAAAGGCAGCAACTGACGCAGCGATCGCTGCAGCACCAGTGGCTGAACCGCCAAAGACCAAGGCAGGTCTCATCAACGCAGTTTACCAACAGCTGGCCACAATGAAGACCGAAGAGCTGTCTAATGTCTACGCTACGCTGGTTAACCCAGCACTGCCACCGAAGGCCGAGGAGCCAGCTCCTATGCAGACCGGTGACGATAGCGCAGACAAGGACAGCGAGAAGGAACAAGACGCAGCACCAGCAACCCCAACGGGTGACGCTGGAGAAGCTGATGATGCCGGTGAAGACGAGGACGATGGCGACGAGGCTGAAGATGAGACGACCAAGGAATCCTTGGAAGTTCTTATGCAGGCCGAGAAGTCACTGTCCGAAGGCTTCCGCTCGAAGGCCACTGAGCTATTCGAGTCCACAGTAAAGGCCAAGGTTGCAGCCGAGGTCACCAAGATCGAGGAAAGCTACAAGGCCCGTCTTGACGAGGAAGTTGCTACGGCAACGAAAGACCTCGCTGAGAAGGTCGAGAGCTATCTTGACTACGTAGTCAAGACCTGGATGGAGGAGAACAAGGTTGCTATCGAGTCCGGACTCCGTACGGAGATCGCTGAGAACTTCATCAACTCGCTGAAGAGCGTGTTCGTGGAGTCCTACATCGAAGTTCCAGAAGGCAAGGAGAATCTGGTTGATTCACTCAACACAGAAGTCGCCAAGCTCGAGGAACAACTCCTCAAGTCCACTGAGGCAAACATCAAGCTGAATGAGTCCGTCAACGAGCTCCTGCGCAAGCAGGTGATCGCCGAGGCTTCTTCAGATCTTGCTTCCACAGAGGCTGTTAAGCTGAATTCGCTGGTCGAGGACGTAGATTTTGAGAGCGCTGAGACCTTCTCCAAGAAGGTACAGACGATCAAGGAGTCATACTTCCGCAAGCCAGTTTCCCAAAAACCCGCAGTTGAGACCGCAATGACGCTGTCTGAGGATTCTCAGCCAGAAGTCGAGATGAGCCCCCTCATCGCTGCAGTATCTTCCGCAATTTCCCGCACACTGAAGCCATAACTTCAAGAGCACAAACTAGTCAGGATTAATCTAACCACAATGTTCAACTCAGAAACATACCAAAAGAAGTGGGCTCCGATCCTTGAGCACAAGGATCTCCCATCAATCAAGGATAACTACCGCAAGGCAGTTACCTCTATCGTCCTCGAGAATCAGGAAAAGGCCCTCCGCGAAGAGCGTGCACAGGCTTCCTTCCAGCCTCTCACAGAGACCGCAGCTAACGCCACAAACGCTGGCGCAGCTCCAATGGCAAACTGGGATCCAATCCTCATCTCCCTGGTTCGTCGTTCGATGCCAAACCTGATCGCTTATGATATCGCTGGCGTTCAGCCAATGAGCGGTCCTACCGGCCTGATCTTCGCCATGAAGAGCAAGTACACCTCACAAGGTGGCACCGAGGCTCTCTTCAACGAAGCCGACACAGCCTTCTCCGGTACAGGCACACAGGGTGGCGACAGCTCGTCTCTCCCTCTCGCTAAGGGCGGCTCCGGTGTTGACACGACTCCTGCTGACAACGTTTCCGACACGTTCGGATACGGCACCGGTCTGACCACAGCTGAAGGTGAAGCTCTCGGTTCCGGATCTTCCGGCGCTGGCAACTTCGCTCAGATGGCTTTCTCGATCGAGAAGGCTACCGTCACGGCGACAACACGCGCCCTGAAGGCTGAGTACACGATGGAACTCGCTCAGGACCTCAAGGCCGTTCACGGTCTCGATGCTGAGTCAGAGCTCGCTAACATCCTGTCGGCTGAAATCCTCGCTGAAATCAATCGCGAAGTCATCCGCACCATCAATGTTAAGGCCAAGCTCGGCGCCCAGACCGCAAACGTTGCTGTCAAGGGTAAGTTCGACCTCCTGGCTGACGCTGACGGCCGCTGGAACGTTGAGCGCTTCAAGGGTCTCCTGGTCCAGATCGAGCGCGAAGCTAACCAGATCGCCAAGGACACCCGTCGCGGTAAGGGTAACTTCATCCTCTGCTCGAGCGATGTTGCTACTGCCCTCTCCGCTGCTGGAGTTCTCGACTACGCCCCAGCCCTGAGCACACAGCTCGAGGTTGACGACACTGGCAACACCTTCGCTGGTGTTCTCAATGGCCGCATCAAGGTATACGTCGATCCATACGCCACGGTTGACTACTGCACAACCGGTTACCGCGGCACGAACCCATACGACGCTGGTCTCTTCTACGCTCCATACGTCCCACTGACGATGGTCCGTGCAGTCGGTCAGTCCGACTTCCAGCCACGTATCGGATTCAAGACCCGTTACGGCATGGTTGCCAACCCATTCGCTGAGTCCCCAACGGCTCCTCAGAACGGAACTGGTACCAATCGTGCTAACCGCTACTTCCGCATCATGGGAGTTGCCGGTATCCTCGATAACGGATAAGATCGAATAATCCGATCAAATTAGGGGGACCCTCGAAAGGGGGTCCCCTTTTTCGTCTGATAAATAATTGAACCATGTCAACCACACTGAACAAGAATTTCCTGTCGCCGAATGGATTTCGGCTGATCATCGACCGTCAAGAGTTTGCAGACGTGGAGTATTTCTGCATCAATTCAGCTTTGCCAAACGTCAGTGCCGGAGCGATCTCGCAGCCCTATCGCAATTTGCAAAACACGTATGCCGGCGACAAGGTAGAATATGCTCCCTTCGATATTCGGTACATGATCACGGAGAACATGGAGAACTACATCTCACTGTTCAACTGGATGGTGTCAAATTCGAACACCGAGAATATGAAGTTTGCTGACATGACGCTGAACATCCTGAACAGCAGCAACAATGTGATTCGCCAGGTTCGCTTCGTGGATGCCTTTCCGGTATCAATCGGCCAACTCGATTTCCATTCTCAGAATACCGATGTCGAGTACATCGTCGGTGACGCCTCCTTCTCTTACTCACACTTCTACTTTGTCACCTGAGCGCAGATAGATAATACTACAGTCAATTACATTATGATCAACGTTGAACAGATTCTGGAGATGTGGAAGAAGGATTGCATCATCGATGAGATGAATCTCGATGAGGCTTCCAAGGAAACTGCTAAGCTGCATGCCAAATACCTTGAGCTGCTGTCCATCACGAAGTTGGCTCTGAAGAAGAAAGAACTGGATCAGAGAGTGTTGCTGAAGGACAAGTGGATGTACTTCAATGGCAAGATGGACAAGACTCAGATCGATGAGAAGGGCTGGGATTATGATCCCTTCGGTGGCCACAAGATCATGAAGTCTGACATGCAGTACATCTATGAGTCAGACCCTGAGTTGCAGAAATCTGAGGTCCAGATCACCTATCTGAAGACCGCAGTGGATACGCTCCAGGAGATCATGGACAACCTGAAGTGGAGGCACCAGACGATCAAGAACATGATCGAGTGGCGCAAGTTCACCAGTGGAGTCTGATGCCTGACGTCATCAAAGTCAAGAAGAAGAACGAGGTGTTCGTCACGGTGGATTGCGATCCATCGATCCAGAACGAACTCACTGACTTTTTCACGTTCTTCGTACCCGGCTACAAGTTCATGCCGGCATTTAAGAACAAGCTATGGGATGGCAAGATCCGTCTGTACGATCGCCGTCTGAAGACCTTGTATGCCGGTCTTATCGAGTACATCGATGAATTTGCTGACGTGCGTGGGTGCGAGATCGAGTACGTGGATGACGATTACTATGGCCGACCGGAAGCTCAGGCTTTCATCGAGCTAGAGCAGGTCAAGGACTTCGTTGCAACGCTAAACTTGTACGCCCACGGAAAGGCGATCGAACCACGCGATTATCAGCTTGAGGCCATCCATCACGCCCTGGTTCACTATCGATCCATGCTGCTCAGTCCGACAGCCTCTGGAAAGTCGCTGATCATCTATGTTCTAATTCGCTGGTTCCTCGAGGAGAATCAGAACAAGAAGGTGCTGCTGATCGTACCGACCACATCCTTGGTTGAGCAGATGTTCAACGACTTTAAGGACTACTCCACCCTAGATGAAAATTGGAACAATGAGGAGATGTGTCACCGGATCTACTCTGGAAAAGAGAAGATGGACATCCGTTCTCGTGTGGTCATCACGACGTGGCAGTCGATCTACAAGATGCCTGCAAGTTGGTTCGAGCCCTATGGAATGGTGATCGGCGACGAGGCTCACAACTTCAAGGCCAAATCGCTGTCTGCCATCATGGAGAAGCTGTACGATGCCAAGTACCGCATTGGCACCACCGGTACGCTGGATGGCACGCAGACTCACAAGCTCGTACTGGAAGGCCTCTTTGGTCCTGTTCATCGTGTCACCACTACGAAGGAGCTGATGGACTCGAATGCTCTGGCTCAGCTGTCGATCGATGTGTTGCTGATGAAGTACGACGACCTGGTATGCCAGGCTGCCAAGGACTACGATTATCAGCAAGAGATCGATTTCATCGTAGCCAATCAGGCTCGGAACAAGTTCATTCGTAACCTGGCCATCGCTCAGGACGGAAACACGCTGATCCTTTACAACTACGTTGAGAAGCACGGAAAACCGCTGTACGACATGATCGATGCCAAGTTGAATGAGCTTCCACGCAGGACTCGCAAGCTGTTCTTCGTCTCAGGTGATGTGGATACCAATGAACGCGAAAGAATCCGTGAGATCACTGAGAAGGAGAAGGATGCTATCATTGTGGCCAGTATGGGTACCTTTTCTACCGGGATAAATATAAGAAACCTGCATGTCATCGTGTTCGCTTCACCATCAAAGTCTCAGATTCGTGTTCTCCAGTCTATTGGAAGAGGTCTTCGCAAATCTGATGATGGCAGAGCCACGAAAGTTTACGATATCGCCGATGACCTGCACTGGAAGAAGAGCAGAAACTACACGCTAGACCATGCAGCTGAACGGATCAAACTGTATGGCTCAGAAAAGTTCTCGTACAAGATCCACGAGGTAAAACTATGAGCAAGTTCGAGGATCTCAGCGTCATTCTAAAGTTAGTCTCAGGTGAGACTGTCATCTGTCAGGTTCTGTCGGATACTGAGAAAAATATGCTTGTTCGCGATCCCTACGAGATTCGAGTTCATAGTGTAGCCACTCAAGAAGGTGTTCAGTCTACCACGTATTATGCTGATTGGTTCCTGTCTTCGAAGTCAAGAATCCACATGATCAGAAAAGAGCACGTTATCTCCGCTGCTATACCGGATGATGACACAAAGAAGCATTACTTTGCTTTGGTTGCTAGACGCGATGGCGACACTACACCGAGTGCATTAAGCCCTAATTGGGAACAGCAATTTAATTTTGGCGATACTGAGCCAGATAGGAACTAGGGTATACTGTGGCCACTGGGTGAACAGTGTAAACAAAATAACGGCTTTCCGCGAGGATGTAAACAACTTCGGGAATGAGTGCTCGGTGAAAGTTTGAGATGTACAAGATGAATCTGATGTTTAGTATGGTCTGCAAGTAATGACAACCACGAAATCAACCAAACCTAAGAAGTCCTCGCAACCGAAGGAGGAACGCGAGCACTACGTAAATAACAAAGAATTTTCACAGGCTGTTGTCGACTACGTCACGTCTGTCAAAAAGTCTATCGCTGCTGGTAAGGAGCCAGACAAGATCCCCGAATACATCGGTCGCTGCTTCCTTCGGATTGCTGAGGGTCTTTCTCACAAGCCTAATTTCGTGCGGTACACCTACCGTGAGGAGATGGTCATGGATGCCGTCGAGAACTGCATCAAGGCCATCATGAACTACAACATCGAGGCTGCCACTCGAACTGGTTCGCCTAATGCCTTTGCGTATTTTACGCAGATCTGCTACTATGCCTTCCTTCGCCGTATCATGAAGGAGAAGAAGCAGCAGGACATCAAGTTCCGTTACATTGAGCATGCCGGCATCGAGAACTTCATGTCATCTCCTGATGACGAGATCGGAGCAATGTTCCAAGATACCGGCTTCATCGAGACCATCAAGAAGCGCATCGACAAGGTAAAAGAGAACGACAAGAAGATCAAGGACTTCAAGAAGCGGGTCAAGACCGACCTTGAGTTCTTCATCTCATGAAGTTAGCCATCCTCAACGATACTCATTGCGGAGCCAGAAATGCCTCCGATGCTTTCCTGGATTACTTTGGGAAGTTCTACAGTGATGTCTTCTTCCCGTACTGCAAGGAGCACGGGATCAAGCAGATCCTGCACCTAGGTGATTACTACGATCATCGGAAGTACATCAACTTCAAGGCGCTTCACCACAACCGCAAGACCTTTCTAGAGCCTATGCGTGATCTGGGGATGACGATGGACATCATTCCGGGTAACCACGATGTGGTCTACAAGAACACCAATGACCTGTGTTCGCTGAAGGAACTGCTAGGATTCTTCGTTGAGAATGTCAACATCGTGATGCGACCGAAGGTGTTGACATACGATGGATGCAACATCGCAGTTCTCCCTTGGATCAATCCGGAGAACTATGAGGAGTCAATGAAGTTCGTTGAGACCTGCAATGCTCCTATCCTGGCAGGTCACCTTGAACTGAAAGGGTTCGACGTACTTCCCGGTATGCCGGCCCATGAGGGAATGGATCCAAACGTCTTTGCACGATTCGAGGAAGTTTGGTCAGGTCACTATCACACGAAGTCGAAGAAGGGCAACATCCACTACCTCGGCACACAGTTTGAGATGACGTGGGCGGACGTAAATGACCATAAGTATTTCCACGTATTTGATACGGATACTCGCGAGTTGACTCAGATTCACAATCCGCACGTACTGTTTCACAAATACATATACGATGACAAGACTAGGGATCCTGATAACTACGATGTTCCTAGCTGCACAGGAAAATTTGCCAAGGTTGTAGTCCTCAACAAAGCCGACTTTTTCAAGTTCGACCGCTTCATCGATATGCTCCAAAAGCAGAATCCGCTTGAGCTGAAGATCGCAGAGAACTACGAAGAGTTCACTGGATCGAACGTCCAAGACGAATCGGTTGGTCCCATCTCAGATACGTCACACCTGATCGACTCGTACGTGGATGCGGTTGAGACATCGCTAAATAAGGATACCATCAAGACCAAGCTTCGCGAACTACATCTCGAAGCCCAAAACTTAGAGGTAGTCTGATCATGGCCATCACATTTGAAAAGATCCAGTGGAAGAATTTCCTTTCGACTGGCGACACCCCAATATCCATCAACCTAAACACTGGCAGTTCTACGCTGATCGTAGGACCCAATGGTGCAGGTAAGTCCACGCTGCTCGATGCGCTGTCGTTTGCCCTGTTCGGCAAACCGCACCGCGATATCAACAAGCCACAGCTGGTCAACTCGGTCAACGGTAAGGGTTGCGAGGTGATCGTCGAGTTCACCGTAGGAAAGATTCCCTTCAGGATTGTTCGCGGTATCAAGCCGAGCATCTTTGAGATCTGGCAGAATGGAACCCTGGTAAACCAGGAAGCACACTCGATGGATTACCAGAAGGTGCTTGAGCAGAACATCCTGAAGCTGAACCACAAGTCCTTTCATCAGATCGTGGTGCTGGGATCCTCTTCCTTCGTGCCGTTCATGCAGCTCCCAGCTCAGCATCGGCGAGAGGTCATCGAGGATCTGCTGGACATCAACATCTTCACGAAGATGAACACGATCCTGAAGGAGAAGATGGCCATCCATCGTTCAGACCTTCAGGCCCTGACGCACTCATCCGAGATGAACGATCATGTGATCGAGACGCAGAAGAAGTACATCTCGGACCTTCGTAAACGCACTCAGGAAGCCGCGAAGAAGAACAACGACAAGATTGCCAACATGGTGATCGAGATGGAAGAGTTGATAGCGGAGAATCTTGAGGATCAGAAGATTGTTGATGCTAACCTAGCGGCTACTCAAGAGAAGTCTGCCAAGCTTCACGAAAAGCGGCAATCACTGATGGTCTATCAGGGTCAGATCAAATCAAACATCACGAAGGTCGTGAAAGACGCGCAGTTCTATGAGAACAACCGTGAGTGTCCTACGTGCAGCCAAAAACTAGATGGCGCCTTCCGTGACCTCAGAATCGAAGGTTGCAAGACGAAAGCCAAGGAACTTGCTGAAGGACAGGAAAAGTTGGACTCCGAGTTGATCAAGCTTGGAGAAGCCATTTCGGCCGTCGGCGAAAGCCTGAAGATCTACAACGATCTGACATCCCAGATCACTTCTCGTAACATGGCGATCAAGCGTCTCCAGCTTCATATCAACGAACTTGAGAAGGAAGCCAACAGCGTAACTGGAAGCGAGGACCTGACCGCAGCCGAGGACAATCTCAACTCATTGTTGACCGAGAAAGAAAAGCTTTCTCAGAAGAAAGCCGAGGCATACGAAGACGGCACCTACAACCAGGCTATCTCAGAGATGCTCAAAGACACCGGCATCAAGACGAAGGTCATCAAGCAGTACTTGCCGGTGATGAACAAACTCGTCAACCAGTATCTGCAGATCCTGGACTTCTTTGTCTCGTTCAATCTGAACGATTCGTTTGAGGAGACCATACGCTCACGCCACCGGGATGACTTCTCGTACTCGTCCTTCTCCGAGGGTGAGAAGCAACGAATCGACTTGGCTCTTCTGTTCACGTGGCGTCAGGTCGCTAAGATGAAAAACTCGATTTCCACCAACCTTCTCATCCTCGATGAAACTTTCGATTCCTCGATGGACCACGACGGCGTTGAGAACTTGCTCAAGATTCTTCACACTCTGTCAGACGGGAAGACCTCTGTATTTGTCATCAGCCACAAAACAGATGCTCTGGACGGTAAACTGAGACACAAGATCGAGTTCGAGAAGAACAAGAATTTCTCACAGATTCGCCAAAAAGCGGCTTGACGGGCAAACAGAAATGCGGTCTAAGTTGTTGATGCCCAACAACTTAACCGGCGGCATCACTATGAGTTTTACTTTTGCAATCCTCATAGTAGGATATTGACATGATGAATAGCATCGACAACAGCCAAGGCACGCTGGCCAAGCTACTGGCGAAGGAGAACATCCGGATCCAGCACGGCAATTACAGCACGGCCTTCTTCGATGTCAAGAACCGCGTCCTCGGTCTCCCGAACTGGAAGAACAAGGGCAAGGACGTCTACGACCTCCTCTGCGGCCACGAGGTCGGTCATGCCCTTTACACTCCGGCTGATGCCTTCGATACTCCGAACGGTTGCAACAAGACGCTCCTGAACATCGTCGAGGACGCTCGAATTGAGCGCAAGGTTCAGAACACCTATCCCGGTCTCATCTCTTGCTTCCGCCGTGCTTACGGTCAACTGCATGCCGAGAACTTCTTTGGTGTCAACGACCGCGACCCGTCCACCCTCAATTTTCCCGACCGGCTGAATCTCAAGTTCAAGCTCGGCAACCTCTTCAACACCACCTTCTCCGCTGAGGAGCAAGTCATTGTTGACTCGATCAATTCTGCTGAGACGTGGGACGATGTAGTGTCCGCCACACTCAAGCTTCAGACCTTCCTCAAGGAACAGGAAGAAGCGGAAGACGAGAAGGAGCAGCCTTCCACGCCTGAGCCGGAAGCTGACGAGGCCATTCAGGACGACGCCGGTGACGAGCAGGCCGATCAGACCGAATCGAGCGACGAGTCCTCCTCTGAAGAGGAGTCCGATGAGTCTAACGAGACCGATGGTTCTGGTTCGGACGACTCCGACGAGGAGTCGACTGAGACCGATTCCAACGACTCTGCCAACTCCGATGAAACTGCTGAGCAGGGCGAGAAGTCGGAAGCCTCCTCCGAGTCAACTCCCACTCAGGAGTCTACCGAGAAGCCGGCCGAGACCGATGCTTCCTCCGACAAGGATGGCCAGATCAACGTGAACCGCCATGCCGATCCTTCTTCCGAGTTTGTCTCAGAGACGATGAAGAACTTCGAGGCCAAGTCTCAGGATTTGCTGGATACGTCTGTTCAGACCCTTCTGACTCTTGATGTCTTTGCTCCGTCGGTCAAAGAGCTGGACGAAGTGATCATCCCGTACGCCAAGTTGGCCGAGTACCGTCGTCAGAGCTCGATGTTCATGCCGAGTTACTCAAGCGTGCATGTGCGCGAGAACTACGACAAGTTCCTTGATCACACGAAGAAGGTAGTCAACAATTTCATCAAGGAGTTCGAACTCCGCAAGGCGGCGTATCAGTACTCCCGTTCGACGGTCTCCAAGACCGGTTCGCTCAACGTGAACCGTCTTCATGCCTACAAGACGTCGGACGACCTTTTCCTCAGCGTCACCAAGCTTGCTAATGCCAAGAACCACGCGATGGTAATGTTTGTGGATTATTCTGGCTCCATGCAAAGGGTTCTGCCGTCGGTGCTCAACCAGGTGATCAACCTGTCACTGTTCTGCCGCCGTCTTGGTATTCCTTTCAAGGTTTACGCCTTCACTTCTGATAACGGTTTTGCCAATGCTGACGCTCGTACGGACTTCTACATGGTTCCTGAGGATACGGACTACAACCGAATTCTGGTCAGCAACCTGAGCCTCCTCGAGCTCGTCAGCTCCGATCTAAATCGGACCGACTTTGATGATGCGCTCTACGCCCTCTTCATCCGTTCCACCACCGGTGGTCATGGTCGCGGCGAGTCGCTTGGCGGTACGCCGTTGAACGAGGCTCTGATCGTTGCTCACAAGGTAGTCGAGGACATGAAGGCCAAGTTCAACCCGGACCGCATGATCTCCATCTTCCTCACCGACGGCAATGGCCACATGGTGAAGGCTGTGGAATCTGCTGTCAGCTTCAAAAACATGAATGCTGCGGCTCATCTCGCGCGCCGCAACCATTATTGCCAGTCCACCAATTTCCGCTTCAAGCTTAATGGCAAGACTGTTGTCACCGACCATTCTAAGATGACGACGAAGCTCATTCGCAATCTTCGCGAGACGACGAAGTCAGAGGTCATCGGTTTCTTTGTTGCTGGCATGTCCCAGTCGGTGATCGGCACTCATGTGGCTAATGCGCTGACGGCTGGCACCGGCATGAGTGCATCTACCGCGTGGCAGAAGTGGATCAGCACTCTGCAGAACGAGTTCAAGAAGTCGGACGTTCTGGCCATTGATGAAGGCTTCGGCTACAACAAGTACTTCGTCGTCCCTAACTGCTCGTCGCTGCAATTCGACACCGACGACGAGCTGGAAATCAGCGCTGACATGACTCGCGGCAAGATCGCTCGTGAATTCATGAAGTACAGCGGTTCCAAGAAGTCCAACCGAGTCTTTGTCACTAAGTTTGCTGAGGCGCTCGCCTAAGTGGTTTGACCATCAACAAGTTAGAGCACATCAAATCTGTGTACGAGTGCCGCGAAACAGTGTAGAATGGTGGCACAGTTGATTCCTTCTTTATCATGAACACCCAGTCAGTCCAGATCCTAGACATCCTCAAGACTCGCTTCCCCGATCAGGTCCAGTTCCGCCGCAAGGCGATCGATGACGTGGCCGTCGAGCTCGGCTTCGGCTTCAAGGGAGCTTCGGAGCTCATCGGCGACCAGTTCAAGATCGCCCGTGGACTTTACAACTTCAGCTCGGTGCTTCGTCCGGCTGCTCAGTCCACAGCAGCCCCTACGGCTGCTCCGGCGACCAGCTTCAAGCTGGCAGCTCAGGTCAGCTCGACGATCAACCAGGACACCTATGTGCCTAGCGCCGATCCCACCTACGTGAAGTGGGGCGCCTACGATGACGTCCTGAAGGTCCTGAAGTCCGGCACTTTCTATCCTATCTACATCGCGGGTCTTTCCGGCAACGGCAAGACGATGATGGTCGAGCAGGCTTGTGCGCAGGCTGGCCGTGAGTACATCCGCGTGCAAATTTCCCCGGAGACAGACGAAGACGACCTCATCGGTGGTTTCCGACTGCTCAACGGTGAGACGGTATTCGCCAAAGGTCCGGTCATCAAGGCCATGGAACGAGGCGCTATCCTTCTCATCGACGAGATCGATCGAGCGACCAACAAGATCATGTGCCTGCAGGGTGTTCTAGAAGGCAAGCCTGTCTTGATTAAGAAGACCGGTGAGCTCATTCATCCGTCTCCGGGGTTCAATGTTCTGGCTACGGCCAACACGAAGGGCAAGGGTTCTGAGGACGGCCGTTTCGTGGCAGCGTCCATTATCGACGAGGCGTTTCTCGAGCGCTTCGTCTCGACCATCGAACAGCCGTATCCGACCCGCATCACCGAGACGAAGATCGTGTCTCGCCACATGCAGAAGTTCGGCAAGATCGACGAGGACTTCGCGGACAAGCTGACCACGTGGTCCGAGGTCATTCGCAAGACCTTCGCCGATGGTGGCGTAGACGAGCTTGTTTCGACTCGTCGGCTGTGCCACATTACGCAGACCTTTGCCATCTTCAATGACCGCCTAAAGGCCGTTCAGATGTGCATCTCGCGCTTCGACAATGACACCAAGACTGCGTTCTTGGATCTCTACACGAAGATCGATCCTACTGTGCAGCCCGATACCGCAGCGCCTCAGCCGACTCCGGATATCACTCCGGCAGCGTGATTTACTGAGCACTGCCCTCAGTTCTGTATTTACAAACTCTCCTAACAAGGTAGAATGACTGTGTGGATCGAGGTCCGGGTCCACACAGCAACGACAAATAGGACCACCGAAAACACAATGACTAAGTCCAATACCACCACCCAGAAGGCTCGCCTCGCCAAGTTCCTTGCCAAGACCGAGGAAGCCACTGCTGCTCAGGCAGCCCGTAGCTGCAGCATCGCCAACGTCTCGGCGGTCATCTCCGACCTCCGCAACGAGGGCCATGTCATCTGGACGAATCGCCGCACTGCCTCGAATGGCAAGACGGTCTTCGTCTATCGTTACGACTCCGCTCGTAGCGCCGCCAACCTGCGCTAAGGTTATCGGCTGGAGGGTTAAAATCCTCCAGCCATTCTCTTTCGGGGCCAGTAGGCAACTGCTGGCTTCCGACAACTTGTGGTTCGGGGCGACTCCCACAATAAAAACAGGCCCAACCATTTTCAATGTCTGATCAGTCCCAAGGACGCAAATTCGATTCCGGCAAGCCCGAGTACGGCCTTATTCCTCCGCATGCACTGGAGGAAATGGTAAAGGTGCTGACTCTCGGCGCTCAGAAGTATGACCGCGAAAATTGGCGGCACGTGCCAGACGGCAAGCGTCGATATTTCGATGCAGCTCAGCGCCATCTATGGGCCTGGAGGCGTGGCGAACGGGTCGATCCGGAATCTGGCATTCATCATCTTGCGCACGCCGCGGCCAATCTCTTTTTCCTCTACGAGTTTGACACGGGTCATACATATGACACCACCTCTTCATCATGAAACTCTCTGACAATACCGTCGACATCCTCAAGAACTTTTCGGCTATCAATCCGAACATGCTCTTCAGGCCAGGCAGCACCATCAGCACGATCGCTGAAGCCAAGAATATCGTGGCATCTGCTAAGATCTCCGAGCAAATCCCTGCGGAGTTTGGCATCTTTGACCTGACGCAGTTCCTTTCTACGATCTCTCTTCTGGAGAATCCTGAATTAGAGTTCACCGACAGTTCTGTCATGGTACGCGATGGCAATGCTTCTATCCAGTACTATTACTCGAGCCCGGATGTCTTGACGGTCCCCAACAAGACGGTCAATATGCCGAATGCCGACGTGGTGTTCAATCTTTCCTCAGACATGATCTCCAAGATCAAGCGAGCCGCTTCAGTGCTCGGTCACCCCACTCTTCAGATCCTCGGTTCAAAGGGCAAAATTACATTGCAAATTGTCGACCTGAAGAACCCGACGGCCAATAAATACACTATTGTGATCGACGAGAAGAATGCTTGTAATGAGGTCTTCTCGTTTATCATGGTCATTGGCAATCTGAAAATGATGGCCGGTGATTACGTGGTGTCGGTCAGTTCAAAGCTGATCAGCCACTTCAAGAACACCAGCACTCCTGTCGAGTACTGGATCGCTCTTGAGAAAACTTCGACGTTCGGCAAATGAAGTCGAAACTAACCTAGGTACAACCAACAATGGAAAACACAGCAACAACCACAACCGCTACTAACACGCCTGATCAGCCTGCAACTCCTCCGCAGCTCGGTCTCAATGACCTTGCCGCAGTGGTACAGATGATCGACGTCTGCTCCAAGCGTGGAGCTTTTGAGGGCCCAGAGCTTAGCGCTATCGGCACTCTTCGCACTCGCTTCGTCGACTTCCTCAAGGCCAATCAGCCTAAGGACCAGGCTCCCGCAGCTCCTGCTGCAGGTGGAGTAGAGACCGTTCCAGGAGACGCTCTGCCGAAGGCCTGATAGTAGTACATCCGATCGGACTTTTGGCGCGTAGTCTGTAAAGAACGCGCCTTCTTTTTTTATTATGAGCCAAACTGAATTCCTTTGGGTTGAAAAGTACCGTCCGAAGACCGTTGACGAATGCATCCTCCCGCCTGAGCTGAAGAAGCTCTTTGGCGGTATCGTCAAGTCCGGATCTCTGCACAATCTCTTGCTGACCGGAACCGCCGGTCTAGGCAAGACCACAGTAGCTCGTGCTCTCTGCAACGAGCTCAAGCTTGACTACCTGCTGATCAATGGATCGGAGGAGTCGGGCATCGACGTACTCCGCAACAAGATCAAGCAGTTTGCTTCTACGGTCTCTCTGAACTCAGACGGACCGAAGGTTGTCATCCTCGACGAGGCAGACTACCTGAATCCCCAATCGACTCAACCTGCTCTTCGTGGGTTCATCGAGGAGTTCTCGAGCAACTGTCGCTTCATCCTGACCTGCAACTTTCGCAATAGGATCATCGAGCCGATCCACTCACGCTGCTCTGTCGTTGAGTTCAACACCAGCAAGAGCCAACTGGTAGATCTGTGCGGCCAGTTTCATCGGCGTCTGACCACGATCCTGAAGGCTGAAGGGATCTCGTACGAGACGAAGGTCCTCGTTGAACTCATCATGAAGTTCGCTCCAGACTGGAGACGAATCCTCAACGAGTGCCAGCGCTATGCCGCCAGCGGTTCGATCGACACGGGTCTCCTGTCTAATCTGGATGACAGCAATCTGAAGACTCTCATATCTGCCTTGAAGGAGAAGAACTTCAAGGACATGCGCGCTTGGGTGGTCGAGCATGCTGATGTGGAACGGCAGACCCTGTTCCGCAAGATCTACGACAACATGTCAGAGTACGCCAAGCCTCAGTCGATCCCTCAGATCGTCCTCATCTTGGCAGACTATCAGTACAAGGATGCGTTCGTCGCAGATCACGAACTAAACACTGTGGCATGCATGACTGAACTCATGGCGTCGGTCGAATGGAAATAACCGAATGAATCGCAATATCTTCACCATATTTCTGGATGGTGCTGAAGTTGGCCGGTTGGAAAGGGACACGGAGAACCGGCTTGTCTTTGTCGGAGATGCGGCTCGTAGCGCCAAGATCTTCTTCGACATGGTAGCTAAGCAGGCTGAACAAGAAGACGATTCAGCAGATTGGTGGAAAAAAGAATAACTATGTGGAGACTATGGGCTAAAGCCCTGGGAGAGAAAGCCTCTCAGGATAATCATGAAGCAAACATCGTCGCAGCAATTCGCACTCTCATCTTGGTAGTTTACATGGTGACGAATGCGTTTATTGTGGCAGGTGTAATCAGGCACTGGTAATGAATCCATTCGAATACCTCAATAGCATCAACGACACCAAGAAGGATATCATGGTGGATGACATTGCTGAGAAGCAGTACGTCCCATTCATGGTCAACCGAGGTCTATCCTATTTCGTAGACACCGTTCTGGTAGCCAACGAGATGAACCGGAATCACCATCTGGATCACCGCCTCCAATTCGACTTCTGCATAAATAGTGTACGGAAGCGGAAACGCTTCAGCAAGTGGCTTAAACCCCATGAGCTCGAGGATCTCTTGATTGTCAAGGAATACTATGGCTACAATAATGAAAAAGCTAGGTCCGCCTTGTCGATCTTGAGTGCTTCGCAAATCGAAGATCTCAAACGCAAACTAAATAAAGGTGGAAACCAACCAAACAACACAGCCAAATCTAAGCATCGAGGAGACACCAGTCGAGTGGACTCCCGCCATGATGCTTGAGATCACGCTGTCCGAACCCGATGATTTTCTTAAGGTTAGAGAGACTCTCACTCGGATCGGTGTGGCATCTCGCAAGGAGACGAATAAGCTCTACCAGTCTTGCCACATTCTTCACAAGCAAGGGAGATACTTCATTGTCCACTTCAAAGAACTTTTTTTACTGGATGGCAAGCCGTCCAATCTCACAGTCAATGATCTACAGCGGAGAAACACTATTGCTACTTTGCTTTCTGATTGGGGTCTGGTTACAATCGTAAATTTGGATCAGGCAAAGGATAAGGCTCCGTTACGCCAGATCAAGATCATCCCACATAGGGAAAAGTCTAATTGGGAATTGTTGCCGAAGTATTCGATCGGCAACACGAAGTCTGATAAATAATTTTGCTGGCAATCCCGCCAGCAACCGGTGATGCCCAATTGGGGTTGCCGGGTCAGTAACATAACCTCGCTTAATTGGAGGAAACTCAGATGACAACGACAACAACAGGTAATACGACCGCGTATACGTTCCCGACTGCCTACACGATTGGCTTTGATCGACTCTTCGATCAAATGAACTCAGCGCTGTGGACAACAGGGACCCAGAATAACTATCCGCCTCACAACATCGTGAAGGTGGACGACGATCACTACATCGTCGAGCTTGCCGTAGCTGGCTTCAAGCAGGAAGATTTGAACATCGAGTTCAAGGATTCCGTGCTGAAGATCACCGGTAAGAAGGAAGACGACCGTGAGTATACCCACAAGGGAATTTCTTCCCGTGAGTTCACTCGCAACTTCACCCTCGGAGAATACGTCGAGGCAGTCAGTGCCTCGCTTTCTGATGGAATTCTGGCAATCAATCTGGAGCGCATCGTTCCAGAAGAAAAGCGCCCGAAGAAAATCGAGATTGGTGCACTCAAGACCAAGAAGGGTTTTCTGAAGGACTGAAATACTGAGTAATTGACCTGGCCGGCCGGCACTTTTGTGTGTACGGCCGGCCTTTTTTGTGCTAGGATCTGTGAGCGTGAATTTCTACACCAACGTCAGTCGGTTCGGCTCGAACATCCTCTATCGGGGTTACAAGGATGGCAAGCGTGTTCAGGAGAAGATTCGGTTCAAGCCGACTCTCTTTCTTCCTTCCAAGCTGAAGAAGACAACCTGGACTGCACTTGACGGAACTCCAGTCGAACCTCATAAATTTGACTCGATGAGGGATGCCAAGGAGTTTGTCGAGAAGTACGAGAGCATCGACACCTTCAAGATCTACGGCAACACTCGCTACGTTTGCCAGTTCTTGCAGGAGAAGTTCCCTGACGAGATTCATTTCGATCGTGCGATCATCAACGTTGCCTCACTTGACATCGAGGTGATCTCCAACGACGGCTTCCCGAAGCCTGAGGATGCTGCGCATGCTATCAGTACGATCACCATCAAGAACAACATCGATGGCATCTTCCACATCTGGGGTCTCAAGGAGTTTGATGAAGAGCAGTCGATCTACAAGGGCAAGGTCAAGTACCGGCAATTCCGCTTCGAGAAGGACATGTTGGCTAACTTCGTTCTTTGGTTCTCTTCGCCTGAACATTGTCCAGACATTCTGACCGGTTGGAATACTCGCCTCTTCGACATTCCATACATCGTCAACCGTCTAGAGCGAGTCTTCGGTCCGGACATGACGAAGAAGCTGTCCCCTTGGGGTTCCGTTGAGCCTCGCGAGGTCTCGATCAAGGGTCGTCAGGTCAAGATGTTCGATCTGCTCGGTATCTCTCAGCTTGACTATCTCGATCTGTTCCAGAAGTTCACGCTCAATACCTATGGTCAGCAGGAATCCTACAAGCTAGGTCACATCGCACACGTTGTCCTAGGTGATGCCAAGCTGTCCTATGCCGAGTATGGATCTCTGGCTAATCTGTACGAGCACAACTTCCAGAAGTTCGTCGATTACAACATCAAGGACGTCGACATCGTTGACCGTCTCGAGGACAAGCTCGGTCTGATCACGTTGGTCATGACTCTGGCTTACATGGGTGGTGTCAACTACTCCGACACACTTGGGACCACTGCGATCTGGGACTCTATCATCTTCCGTGACCTGGCCAGAAAGGCCATCACCATTCCTCAGTCCAAGGAGCAGGCCAAGACTCAGTTCGCCGGTGGTTATGTCAAAGACCCGAAGGTCGGCATGCACAACTGGATCTGCTCGTTCGACCTCAACTCGCTCTACCCGAATCTCATCATTCAGTACAACATGTCACCTGAGACGATCCTTCCGGTCGTTACTCCTGACATGAACCCTGATGTGATCCTTGAGAATCGTCCCTACAACCCGGACATCTCGAACGCCATTATGGCTGCTAATGGTGTCCACTTCAATCCTGAGAAGCGTGGCGTTATTCCTCGAATCATCAATGAGATCTACGACCGACGAGTCCGTCTCAAGAAGGAGATGATCTCCGAGAAGAAGCGCTTAGAGACGATCCCCAAGGACGACAAGGCGTCCAGGTTTGAGTGCGAGCGTAACATCACTCGCCTGGAGAACCAGCAGATGGCGGTGAAGATCTTGCTGAACTCACTCTACGGTGCGCTCGGCAACAAGCACTTCCGTTACTTTGACCTGCGCGTGGCTGAGGCCGTGACACTGTCTGGTCAGCTGGCGATCCGTTGGGCTGAACAGGCTGTTAATCGTTATCTGAACGACGTCCTTGGTACGAATGACAAGCCGATCGACTTCGTGGTTGCCATCGACACCGACTCGGTTTATGTCTCCATGGAGCGTGTCATCCAGATGTTCTCTCCGAAGAACCCCGTTAAGTTCTTGGATGAGTTCTGCGGCAAGGGCATGGAACCGATCTTCAAGAGAGCTTACGATGATCTGGCTAAGCTGATGAATTGCCCTGAGAATCGTATGGGCATGAAGCGGGAGGCGATCGCCGACCGTGGAATCTGGACTGCCAAGAAGCGGTACATCCTGAATGTCCACAACAACGAGGGTGTGCAGTACGCCAAACCGAAGATCAAGGTGATGGGAATTGAGGCCGTCAAGTCATCGACTCCTGGCGTTTGTCGTGATGCTCTCAAGAAGATGTTCGAGGTGATCATGACGAAGACCGAGGTCGATGCTCAGGCCGAGGTTTCAAAGTTCCGTGACCACTTCTGCAGCCTCCCGCCCGAGGACGTGGCGTTCCCACGTTCGGCCTCTGACATCTCTGGTTATGCTCGAGTGACCGACATCTACGCCTCTGGCACTCCGATCCACATCCGTGGATGCTTGCTCTTCAATCGGATGCTCAAGGATCGTGGTCTCGAGAATAAGTACCAGCTCCTGAAGAATGGCGAGAAGATCAAGTTCATCTATCTTCGCATGCCGAATCCGATCCAGGAGAACATCATCTCGTTCTCTGATATTCTGCCGAAGGAACTCGGTCTGCATACCTACATCGACTACGATACTCAGTTCCAGAAGACGTTCCTCGATCCCCTCGAGATCATCTTCGATGCAATTGGCTGGAAGCTCGAGCAGACATCTAGCCTAGAAGAGTTCTTTTCTTGATTTACAACCAACAACAACCAACATAGGATACTAACATGCCATACATGTTCACGCACAACAGGAATCGCTACGTCTCCGAAAACTCCGACGGATCAATCCCAAGGGCAACTATCACTTATGAGATTCATGACGACAATCTGGACCTTACCTCGTTGCTGGATGAATTCCACGCTTTCGTTAAGGGCTGCGGATTTTACGTCGATCATGGTACGTTCCAATTTGTGGAACACGAAAAACTCGAGGATTCGTACGACCCCAACACTGACTACACCAAGTACCTGCAGCCGGATCCAGCGACCATGGGCTTCGAGGCACCTGAGAGCGTAACCGAGGATCCTTCTGATAGCTCACAGATGGAGTTCAACTTCGGAGCTGCTGAGACGAAGGAAGAACCGAAAGGATCTGCCGATGTCTAAAGATTGGCCACAGGATATCGCCGACATGCACGCCAAGTTTGGCGTGAATAAAGTTGTGCGCGAGATGGACGCGGAGACACTCAAGTCTTTCCTCGAGTTTCGTATTCGTTTCCTTCAGGAAGAACTGGATGAGATGAAGAACACGAATGAGATGGAAGACGTGACTGATGCTCTGATCGATCTATGCGTCGTTGCTATCGGCACGTTGAATGCATTGGACATCGATCCCTACATTGCCTGGGATCGTGTCCATGCAGCAAACATGGCGAAGCAGGTTGGTATCAAGGCGAGTAGACCGAATCCTCTCGGTCTTCCTGACCTGATCAAGCCTGAGGGATGGGTCGCTCCCTCTCACTGCGACAATGTCGGATTGCTCCATCGCCTGGAATGACCTATAGCCTGACCATCTTCAACTCGATCTTCGACAACAAGACCGAGAAGAGAATGGACTTCGATAACTGGCCCAGCTTCGAGAGATTGCTGTACCAGTTATCGAAGCAGCCGGGTCGTAAACCGAAGAGGGGAGAGCGGGGGAAGAAAGCCTCTGCTCTCATCTCTCCAGCGATCTACACCGAAGGAACAACTCGAGCCAACGCTAACGTGTTGGAATGGGCTGGTTGGGCAGCATTAGATGTCGATCGTGCCGATAAGCCGCTGGATGAGATGCTCGAGCCGTATCGACCCTATTACTTCGTGTGCTACTCGACGGCATCCTCAACCGAGGAGAAGCCGAAATTCCGCGTGGTCTTCCCACTGACGTCTCCCGTTAAGAACAAGGAGATCCGCCATTTCTGGTATGCCCTCAACAAGCACTTTGGCGGTATGGCCGATGAGCAGACCAAGGACCTGAGCCGCATGTACTATGTTCCTGCTCAGTATCCGAATGCCCATAACTTCATCTTCACTAATGTTGGAAAGTGGATGAATCCGTTCGACCTCATGGCTCAGTATCCCTACGTTGACAAGCAAGGGAAGTCGTTCATGGATAGGTTGCCTGAGAGTATCCAGAAGGCTATTCTCGAGATGGAAAAGGAAAAAATGACCAACCATTCCATCACGTGGTCGACCTACCGTGATTGCCCGTTCGTCAACAAGAAGATGGTTAACCAGTACCGCATCATTGCGAACACCGATGGATCCGGCCGGTACCTGATGATCTACAAGATCATGACGAGCATCGCGTGCAACGCAATTCGTCAGAAGTACCCGATCTCTTCCACTGAGATCGCAGAGCTCATTCATCAACTTGATGCCGAGTCGTCTAGGATCTACCAGAACCGGCCGTTGAAGGTCGAGGCGGAACGCGCCATTGAGTACGCCTATCGCACCGTAAGTAGTTGATACTCAATAGCTTGCACGGCTGTTGGGTATCAACAACTTAGGTAATTCTTAGAGCTGTACATTTGCTGAGAACTTTGTAGGATTGTCTCACGATGAAGATCACCACGTTCGACAAGCCCTCGATTCAGACTATTCGCGAAGAGCTCCAGATGGCCATCCGTGACATTGAGTGCCGTTACGGTATCAAGCTCACTGCCGGTCGTGCCAAGTTCAGCGAGAAGTCTGCGTCGATCACGATCGACATGGCCACGTTCGACCGGAACGGCAACACCGTTGACCGCGAGCGCGAGTACCTCGTCGCCAATCTGACGTGGCTCGGTCTGAAGTCCGAACACCTCGAGGCAGCTGTCCGCATCGGGAACGACACCTTCAAGATCGGAGGCTACAAGCGCGCTCGTTATGCGAAGCCGTTCAGCCTCGTCTCTCAGACCAACGGCAAGACCTACGTTGCCAGCGAGGACACCGTCCGCACTGCTCTTGGCCTTCCCCGTCGCCTTAAGGGCTGGACCCCCGTTTCCTGATTTATGAAACTCGTTCAACAACATCAGCTGAAGCTCCGTTCGATCTTCACCTCAGGCCTAAACCTCGGTGGTCAGGTCCACAAGACCCGCCGCGGTAAAGGCAGTTACGTCCGCAAGGATCGCTACAACCGCTGGAGCTAATATGACTCGCATCAAACTAACTAAAGAGTCTGTGGATTTTGCCATTGCCGAAGGCACAGAAATTTTCAACACCTCTCGCAGTCTCCAACCTGGAGACACGCTGCAGAAAAAGATCAACAACTCGATGGTCGGCGTCTTTGGGCAACAGGCCTTTCTCCACGGAACTGGAGGTCGCCGCGTGACCAAGGAGGAATGCCCTCACTTTGGATACGACGCACTTTGCAAGAATTTAGATGTTCGCCGTTACTGTGGATGGTCAGACTGCCGCTCTCCGGGGGAGGATGCTCGGTGCGAGATTAAGGTTCGTCCGATCGAGAACCGGAAGTGGATCTCGTTCAATGACCAGATGTTCAAGCATGCCACCCGTTCCGCGAAGGCCGGTCTTCTGGACTATGTTGTCTTCTACGGAATTCAGAACATCGATTTTAAGAGTTATGAGGCCGATGTGGCTTTCACCGGAATTATCGGACCTAAGGTTCTGGCTGACAGCCGAATGATTTATCGCAGGCCATCTCAATATGTTCGAGGAGATTCGTTCCTCAATAAGAACAAAATCCACGATGCCGGGTTAGGCCTGATCCTTTTGTGATTTACAACCGTCCCATACAGTTTAAGATCTAACACTATGAAGGAATCCATCAAAGTTCTCCACGAGTGTGCCGAGCTGCAACTCAAGAAGTCTAACGACTATCAAAATCCTAACAGCACGATCCGACAAGCGGACTACTATCCGCGCGGCTTTGCTTCCATCCTAGACATCATGCATACCAAGATCCTTCGTATGCGTTCGGTGCTCGAGGCCATGGAAAACGATCCCAACTACAATCCCAACTTCGAGTCTCTCGAAGATTCAGCCAAAGATCTGATCAACTACTCGTCTTTTGCCGTCTCGTTCATTCGCGGTGGCATCGACGGACAAGATCCTAAGCGTGACTTCCTGAACCGACCCAACCGTAAGAAAGACAATGCTTCCAATTCTTAAAGTCAAAGACATCCGAGAGCACTTCAAGTCTGCCCTCGCTGCTGGTAACTTCGTAAACGACAAGACAGGCGTCAAGACCATCGAATTGGTCGGCGCCTCCTTCTTGGCAGATGAAGATGCTATCTTCGGTGAGGTTAATTGGGACTACGTTCGCCGCGAGATCGAGTGGTATGATTCCCAGTCTTTGAAGGTCGCTGACATCCGCGGAGGTGCCCCGAAGATCTGGCAGATGGTCGCCTCCAAGAACGGAGAGATCAATTCCAACTATGGCTGGGCGATCTATTCCTCCAAAAACCACAAGCAGTACTGGTCCGTGATGCTCGAGCTGTTGGCCAATCCTAACAGCCGCCGTGCTGTCATGATCTACACCCGACCGTCCATGCACTCGGAGTACAACCGAGACGACATGTCGGACTTCATGTGTACCAATGCTGTGCAGTACATGATCCGCAATGACAACCTGCATGCCGTCGTTCAGATGCGTTCCAATGACGTCGTCTTTGGCTATAAGAATGACCGTGCCTGGCAGCACGAGGTGATGAACCGTTTGCTTGACGACCTCAACATGAAGGGCGACTGCCGCTATGGCATGGGTACTCTGACCTGGCAGGTCGGTTCACTCCACGTGTATTCTAGACATTTTTCTCTCATTGATCCCAATTATCGCGAGTAATCGGATAAATAGTTTGGAAAGAAGGTTATCTTCATTTCTAAACTATGTTACCTAAGAAAAAAGGATTCCACCGACACCACGTAATTCCTAAGCATCAGGGAGGGACGGACGACGATAGCAATATTGTCTATCTGACTCCTGAAGAGCACGCTAAAGCGCATCTGGCATTATATGAGCAATATGGGCACTATGAAGATGCTCAGGCATACAACAGTCTTAAGAAGCATTGGCTTGGTGCAAGATCATTGGACGGATACAAACAATCACCTGAGCATATTGCGAAGAGAGTGGCCAATACCGATTACAACAAGATAAGTGAAAAACTAAAAGGCAGAAGAAGCCCGACGACTGGGATGAAATTGGGACCACCGTCAGCATTAACTAGACAAAAAATCTCAGACGCTAATCGCGGTAGAAAGCAATCGGAACGATGCAAGAAAAAAATTTCAGATTCACTGAAGGGACGCGAATCTCCAAAGAAAATAGAATGCTACTGTATCTTTTGCAGAAAACATGTATCTCCATCCAAATTGGATCGACACGGCCCTGGTAAGGCAGCCTGTAATAATAACGAAGACAGAACTTAATCAAATGACACGCCAAGAAGCAATTCAGGAGCAGATCGACGAGATCATGGATACTTTCGACTTTGAGGAGGTTCATGCATGGATGACACATTCTAACTGGGAATGGGGTAATATGGATGGACAGGCAAGAGTACCCGAGATCTACGAGATCCGTCAAGCCGCGCGTGAGCGCTTGAAGCAGGCAGCTCGTAACGGATACTCGTGCACTGGAGGATTTACAGCGGAACTCGTCGAAGGCGAAGATCAAAATGGGCCGTGGTTGAAACTCAACCTCACCTTTGGGTTAATGTCGCTCAGCGACGGTACATCGTACACTAAGTGAGCACCGTACACTGCGCGAGTATATCGAACCAAGTGAGTATACCGAGTGAACAGCAGATCAAATGGGACAAACGGTACATCCGCCTAGCCCAACAGGTCGGATCCTGGTCAAAGGATCCGTCCACTAAAGTTGGCGCGGTCGCGGTAGGCGACCACGGCCAGGTACTGTCTCAGGGTTACAATGGATTTCCTCGTGGGATCTCTGATAATCCTGAGCGGTTAGCCAACCGTGAGCTGAAGTACCGGTACATCGTGCACGCCGAGATGAATGCGATTTACAACGCTAGTCTCGTTGGAGTCTCTCTCAACGGTGCTACGATGTACGTCCATGGATTGCCTTGCTGCTCAGAATGCACGAAGGGGATGATCCAAGTAGGGATCAAGCGTATCGTGATGCCGAAGCAGGATGTTCCTGAGAAGTGGAAACAATCATTTGAACTAAGTCGTAGAATGTGCGATGAAGCCCATGTCGAAATCGATTTCACCTATCCTGATAGTGGGACAGAATCCGTCGCGCCTGACTGGGAGCCGATCAAGTCCTTCCCTCAAAAGGCTCAATAGTTGGATGTCCGACATGGGTGTCCGGCATTGGTCATTCATCAACGCAACTGATTGTGACGTGGCTTCTACCGATAACGTCGATTGGGGAGTGCTAGAATTAGCCAGGCCGTACCAGCGAGTCCTAGCACTTGGCAATTTTGCCTCTGCTGCGCTTGACCGTCTGTCGATCGCGCACTTTCAACTTCCCCATCCCAGCCCTCTCAATCGAAAGTTGAACGATCCTTCCTACGAGAAAACGGTCCTCCGCGAGTGCTATAACTACCTACATGAAGATTGAACTAACCCACTACTATCCTGAATTCCTTCGGTACTACAAGCTCGCCGAGGACCAGCAGGCCAAGTGCAACCTTGGCACGACTCCGTACCTGCAGTCCAACATGGGAGATGCT